TCACGCATAAAATATATGCAACCCGATCAACGCCCTGGGCTTCATGCTTTTCGCCCATACCGGTTCGATATCATGGCGGTGATAATGCGTCGCCCCGCCGGTGGGGTCCTTGACCAGCCCGCCCCATACTTCGCACGCCACCGCAAAGGCGCGGCAAAAAGCCGTATCCTCAAATCCCGCCCGCAACAATTTGCCGCGATTGGCGTCCTCCACATTCCAGGCCGAGAATTGCCGGGGCGCGCGGCACGCGCTCACCAGCGTGCCGTCGCCATAGAGCGGATGCGCGCGCTTTTGTTTGGCGGTAAAGGCCTGCGCCGCCAGCACCCGGTTGCGCATCACCCATGCGACTGCGATCTGACCCTCCTCGCTTTCGCCGCGCGCCTCGCCCCAGATCGTGCGCGCGAAACATTCCAAATCGGGCAAGCCAGCATTGTTTATGTTTTGTTCGCTCATGTTGCAGCCGCCAATGTCATGTAATGGATTGCCACCCGGATTACGCCGCCGGTGAAATTTCCGCCCACTGCGCTAAAACGGATCGGCGTATTGGCATAAAAGGCCGTAGGCCCAGTGACGCCGATATTACTGCTGCCCGCGGCAATGCCAAGGCTGCCGCCATATTTATTGGCCTCGCCAACAATGCCGCAATTGTACGAAGTCGCGCCGGTGATGGCGGTGACCACCCGCACCGTCACCCCATGCACAATCGCCCGGTCGGGAATAACAATCGCCGTGTCCGATGTTGCCGCCAGCGCCAGCGTATGCGTCTCCTGCAAAATCCGGAACATGGTGCGCGCGCCCAGCGGCGCCTTCGCCACATCGCTTTCGCGCGCCTTGAAGGTGTGCGTCCACGCGCCCGCCTCATAAAATACCGGCAGTGCTTCATCCAGCACCCAGGCCATCCAGCCATTACGCGGTGTACGGAATATCCACGCCCCGCCCTGCCAGCTGGCGATTTTCCCTGCCTGCCCGGCCCATGCGCCGCTGGGTGACGCCGCCACCAGATAACGGTCGCCCTCCACGGGGCTCACCGGCGGCGCCGCCAGATCCCGGTCCAGCACTGCCAGTTGCACCACTGTGTCCAGCCCGCCCAGCGCCTCATTCACCGTCACATGTTTTTGCGATTGCGCCGCCTCCAGATAGGGCAGCGCAAGATTTGCCGAATTAGGCATTGCGTGTTTCCTCCTTCATTAAGTTATGTTCAAAACCGCCCGCGATGGCGCGCCGGATATAGTTTCCCGCCCGCGCGCCGGGCGTTATACTGGCGCGATGAATTACTGGTTCTGGCTATACATCGTACTTGTGCCCGCAATCGTGTTTTCGGCAAAGCCGCAAACGCCGCAATGGTGGCGCATAGCCAGACTGCCGCTGGCCATTGCGGCCTGTTATCTGCTCATCAATCTTGCAGTGGATTTGAAATGGGAGTTCAGAAATGCGGAAATAAACGCAATACCTAACCCTAGCCAGGAAGATTTATCCTGGGCGGCTGCGGACGGCGCAAATATTGTTTTTACCCTGCTACTGGGCTGGATTCCCGCAGCCACGTACACCGGCTGGTGGGAAATGGCATGGCGGCTTTTCTATCGCAAAAAACTGACCGGCAGAAAATTACGGTTGCGGTTTAGTTCAGGCCTTATCGGGTTTTCTCTGATTGTGAGTTTGCTTGCGTCATTAGATAGCATCTCGTTGGGTTATCCCAGAGGGATAAAGGTTTTTTTTCACCACATATTACCACCATGGCTGGATGTTTTTTACAGATGAGTCATCTGTAACCGCTTTTGCTGGAGTCTATGTCCACAACGGCGTTCAGTTCCGTGCTCCAGCTATCATAAATGCGGTACAAAGTTCCCCCATACTCCCCTTCCAAAGGCATGCCCGGTGGATACTTGCTGGGGTCGGACGTGCCTATATTGCGCTCCCTGTCGCTTAGCGGATCAGTGAATTCATCTTCGTAAAAATAATTTATTTTTACTTCAATCAGCAACGCATTGCCTTTCTTTCGAACCGATCCCGCATAATTCGTTATCACCTTGGAGCCGCCATGAATGGAGGATACGGTAGAAAAGTCATATGTGTTGCTGGAATCGCCGGTGAATTGTCCCGAACCTATGCTTCTCGCCTGTTGCAAGATTTGTCGCTCAAGCCGTTCGAACACCTGCTCCACCTTTCTCTGGCGCGCTCGATTAATGATATTTTGCAGATGGCCCACGTCGGACAAACGGATTTGCCGTCCCTCGCCCAAATAAAAATGCCACACAAATTCATACCATTCCCAGCGATGCAGCCCTTCATCAACAATGCTGGTCACGACTTGCTTAAGATACTCATCGACTCTTGGCACATACGGTTGCGCTATGCAGCGGCATCCATAATTCTCGCCTGGATGCCCGGTGGGCGGCTGATTGTCCCACGCAAACACTTTTCCGTTATTCGCCGCATGCGAGGCGCGCACTTTTCCATCGCCGCGAGTTAGCCATATATAATGCGTGGTGGGGCGATCTTGTGCCGCCGCCTTCAATGACAGCTCCCCCCGCTGCGCCGCCCGATTTAATGACCATTCAACCGGCGTGCCGCGCCGCAAATAATTGCTAAACGCCTTTTTTTAGGCCGGCGTCCGGCTGATCTCCATCTCATCCATTGAGAATTTCCTCCCGCGCGCTGCCGCGCCCAAAAATGGTGGAAATCTGATACACCGCGACAGACAGCGGCAATGCGGGCGCCGCACCGAAATCCGCGATCTGCTGCGCGGCGGTATAGACCACAGACGGCGCCGTCACTGCAAAAGTCCGCTTCACCATCGCGCCGCTTAAAATATCCACTTCGTATTTTTCAGAATCCTCCGCCAACGGTACTTCCGTTTGCTCCCAGCTGTCGCCGCCAATGCGCGTGCGCCGCACCCAGCTGATCGTCAGATCATCATTAACCGGATTACGCGCCACCCTGACCTGCGCCGGGCTTAAAGGGCGCAGCCCGATGCATTGCGCCGTCACCACCTGAGTCTGATAGGTGAAATCATCAATGCCGCGTGAGGCCGGGCCATAGCGCCAGTTAAGCGCCAGCCCGCGCTGTTCCGCGCTCAACCCCGTCTCGCGCACCGCGCCGTTCAGCAGCACAAACCGCGCCCCCGCCGCCACCGGATTGCCTATGGCGCGCTCAGTTCCCGCCTGGCCGCGCAACAGGCGCGACAATTTATATTTGTTGGGCGCCACCAGTTCCGCATTGGCGAACTGGAATATTTCCCACGCGCCGCTGGCATTGCGGATCGCCGCCGCATTGGCCCCGCCCAGCACGCTGAGATCATCGCGCGATTCAAGCTGTCCCTCATACAGCGTCACCCACAGCGCATTACCCATATCCCAGCGCCCGGTTGGTCCCGCATAAAATGCCGCATCGCTGTCTCCCATCACGGCAGGCGTCTCGATCATCTGATCCAGCGCATAGCCGCTTGTGGCCGGGCTTTTATACAGTGCAACAGCACCGGGCCAGGGGCTGGCATAGGCCGCCACCCGCAACACATGCCCCGGCTCCGCCCCGCTCAGCAGCGGCAGATCCAGAAATTCTACAATTGGCCGCCCAGCGCCTGTCACCGGCGGCAGGCCCGTAATCCGGTCCGGGCCGGCAAGCATGCGCACTTCACCGGCATCGGCTTGCACCGCCTCAACCGGCCGCGCCCCGCCATCGCTTATGCGCTCAAGCCGCAGCAGATGGCTGCTGTCTTTTCCCGTAAACGCAATCACATCGCCCGGATCAAGCGCCAGCGCGGATGGCGGCAGAACAAATTTGACGCGCTCGCGCCCGGTCCAGGCCTGTTGCAACAGCCGGTCGGCAATTTGCTGGCTGTTTGCCTGGCTCATCACAATCGGCAGATTCACCACCGACACCCGCGCGCTCGATCCTGTCAGTTTGCGGCTGTCCACGCTGGCCTGGCGGTAATCCGCTGCGCTGTCGATATATTGCAATTTCACCGCCAGGGGCAGCTCGCTCTCCTGCGCGCGGGTAATCAGATAATCACCCTTTCCCCCGGCCGGCGCCGCCACAATGTCTGTCTCGCCAAAACTGCGCACCGGCGCGCGCCCGTGATGCACGAATTTTAAAAGTCCCTCGCTTTCAACCGCATCAAAAAAATAGGCTTGCATCAGCGGCTGCAAGGCGTCACGCGCCGTCATGATGCGGTCAATGACAAAACCCTCGACAATGCCGGTCAGCTCTGCCGCATCAAACCGGGTAAATCCATATTCGAATAAAATCGTCTCCACCAGTTCACGTAATCCGCTGGCGCCGATACGTCCCGTGATCCAATGGCCCAGCCGCCAATTCTCCGCATCCGCCCACAGATCCCGGCGTCCTGGAAAGTCCGGCCAGGGCCGCGCGTCCCAGGTCCACACATAAATATTCGCCGGATCAACCATTGGCGCGCCATAGACGGTGCTGACCGGATTATTGCCCGCCACATAAGCCGGGTCGGCAGGATTCCAGAATTGATGCATCGCCTGCAAATAACGCCGCTGGATAAAATCATCCGGCGTCCTGCGGGAAAAATGCGGAGCAAAACTTTCGGATGATTTCGGATCAATAAATTTATTGGGCTCGTTAGTGCCTTTATCAACCGCCGGACAGCCGATTTCGGTAAACCAGACAGGTTTGCCTTGCGGGACCCAGGCCGTTGCTGAAACAGCTTGCACGCCGCCGGGGCGGTTGTAATGCGCCTGACCCCACCAGTTCCATAAATCCTTGTAACGAAACACCCACGGCTTGCCATAGGCCCCGTCAGTTATCGCTGTACGGACCTGGCTGGCGCGGTTGGCGGATGATGCGTAATACCAGTCATAACCTTCGCCGCCACGGATATTGCCGCGCAGATATGGAAGATCATAAATTGTATCCGCCCCTTGCGCGTCCAGATGCGCATCGCCATCACGCCAGTCACTCAAAGGCATGTACACATCAATGCCGACAAAATCTATATTGGCATCGGCCCATAATGGATCGAGATGAAAAAACACATCGCCGCTGCCATCTGCCGGCTGATGACCAAAATATTCCGACCAGTCGGCGGCATAGGATAATTTTACGGAAGGCAGCAGGCTTCTGACCGCGCCGGCAAGACTTTGCAATTGGGTGACAGCGGGATAGGTGCTGGCGCTGTCGCGCACCGTGGTAAGACCGATCAGTTCCGATCCGATGACAAATGCATCCACGCCGCCCGCAACGGCGCATAGATGCGCATAATGCAGTATCATACGGCGAAAGCCCCAATCCGCGGGCCCGCTATAGCTGACAGTGCTTCCCGAAACCGCGAAATTCCCGGCATTGGCAGCGCCGAAAAAGGCCGCAATCTGCGTTGCCGCCGCCGCCGTTTTATTTGGCGTGCCGGCCTGTCCCGGTGCGGGATGACAGGTAATGCGCCCGCGCCAGGGATAGACCGCCTGTCCGCTTGCCCCCCCATAGGGGTTGGGTAATGTGTTTCCCGCTTCAATATCCATCATGATAAAAGGATAGAACAGCACCTTGAATCCGCGCGCTTTCAGATCCTGAATGGCGCGCACCACGCTGGCGTCTGATGGTGTTCCGCCATAGGCGGGCCTGCCATAAACCTGGCTCACCACATAGGCCGAGGTGCGGTTGATCCCGTCCACCTGCCAGGAATCCGGCAGCGTGATCTTGCTGACATTTTCCACCCCGGGCCTGATCTGGCAATTGCCTGCGCGCAAATCCGTGCCAAACCATGACACGACCAGGGCAACGGTTTTGCAATTTGCGCAAGTTGCCTGCAACTGATCCAGCGCCAGATCCCAGTCGCTTATTCCCTGAAGATTATTCTGGTTTTCCGGGGCTGTTTTTCCCTTGCCCAGATCCTGCACCTGAATTTGAGGATCATAACCAAATTCCGTGGAACCCGGGATCATCGAGACCCCGCCAATCATGCTCTCGACATCGCTCAGCGCACGGAACACTTCAAAGGACAGCTGCGGCACACGATTGCCAAATTGCGCCAGCGGCAAATCCTCGAATACCACATAGGCCAGGCCGCGATAGGCCGGAACATTTCCCGCCCCCTCTATCGCCTCTATCAGCGGATCGGGCATCTGCACTTGCGTACCGTGATAAAGCCGGAAATTCACTTCGCTTAAATTCAGCTCCCGCCCATCCGCCCATACCCGGCCAATGCGGGTGATTTCACCCTCACATAAGGCCACGGCAAAGCGCGCATAATAGCTGTAGCTGGTGACCGTGCCGGATGCGCTGCGGCTGCCACCGCCCAGGCCCTTGCCGCCGCCGCCGCCCGCGGATTGCGCACTGGTGCCGGCCACTTCCTTGAATTTGGCGGCCCAGATCACCTGGCCCGCAATGCGCGCCCGCCCATAGACCCGCGCCACTGGCGCGCCTTCGGTAGAAGTCATCAGCCGCAATTCATCCAGCCTTGGGCCTTCCTGCCGGTTGCCGCCGCCGCCAAACAGCCTTTGGTCAATCAGGTTTCCCGCCACCGCAGCGCCCAAACCAAGTGCGGCCGATGCAAAAAATCCGAGCCCGGCATTCGCCGAAAAAGCCGTGGCGGCCGATGTCAGAACCAGTGTCGCCATAGGATTTACATCTCCAGTTCAGGAAAGCTGAAGGCATAGGCGATGCGCCGCGCCCAGGGCCCGATCGTCTCTTCGCGCACCGCGTGCCCGTTACAGGCATGAATGATCCAGCCAGGCCGGGATATAATGCCGGCATGCCGGGCAGGGGCGCCGCGCGCCATCCGGAACAGCAGCACATCTGCGGGCGCTGCTTGCGTGATCGGGATTTGCAGCAAATGCCGGCATGCGGCGTCGCGCATCAATTCCTGTTCATCCGCTGCCCAGTCCATGGCATAGGCTGGCGCCTGCTCGGGTTCGCTCCCATACAGATCGCGCCACACGCCGCGTATCAGCCCCAGGCAATCACTGCCCGCACCCCGGCAACTGGCCTGATGCTGATAAGGTGTCCCGATCCATGCGCGCGCCGTTGCAATAATCTGTTCGCGCTTCATGTTAATTGCGTCCCGTCATTGCCATCGCCGCTGCGCGGATGCGATTGAATCCAGTCATTTCCGGGCATCAGGTGAAACCCGCGAAAATTCACCGCATTGCTGAACTTTGTCTTGCAGGACGTGAACTGTTTGTCACATCCCGCCGTGATGCTGAATGTGTCCCCCGCCGTGATGATTTTCGGCATGGCCTGCCACAACTCCACCGTTACATCCGTGCCGTGCAGCACATGTTCTTTGACTTCCATGGATAATCCGGCATTGGCGCCTGTCAGCCACCGCACATGCCCGCGCGTAAACCAGCCATTGGCGTAAGCGGCCAGCCCGCTGGCGGTAAAATGGCGCCGGTTGTCCGCCGCCACCGGCAGGCTCAACACCGCGCCCGCACCCTTATATGCCGGCAGGTTCAGATCGACACCGCAGCGCACACTGCCCAGATCGGTATCGCAGCCATATTGATAAAGGCGTCCCTGCGGCTGATTCAGATGATGCGCCATCCCGCGCATCTCTGCGCGAAACGCAACCGGCCCCCGCGTCACCTCGCCCAGATTTCCGCTTGCTATGATAATCCGTTGACTGACATTCTGCCAGTTGACGCGGTAAATCGCAATTTCCGCATTGTCAAATTTTCCGGCCGCCAGATCAGCTTCATTCAGACTGACCGCGCTCAGCGCCCCCATGACTTCCAGATCATCCACATTCAGGCCCAGCGATGTTTCGATCACCCCGGCCTCAAACCCGCTCAGCGCGGAATAAACAACCCCGTCAATGGTCAAATCCCGGTCATGACTGGTAAACCCAAAAACCGCCCCGCCGGCCAGCGTCAGTTTCCAGCAATGGCACAGGCTGGTCGCGCCGCTATCCAGATGCGCCTGCAGGCCCTCAGCTAAGGTTTTCACCGGCGCACCTCCGTCAGCGGAATATTGGGAATCTGCCCGGCGCTGAACGCTGCCTGATTTATTTCCAGAAAATCCGTGTCAAACCGCACCGGCACATCAAAGGCATATCCCGCGCTGACGCTCACCCCCGCGCCAGGCGCCGTGGCGAAGCTGACAATTCCCGTGCTGGTGTCCACCGTGAACAGGCCGGACGCCTGCTCCACGCCGTTCAGCGCCACCCTGACACTTCCCGCCACCGGCTTGGTGATGCGCCGCTGATAGGATTGGCTGCCGCTGATATAGTTTTTATAAAGCTGAAAATTTGTAGCGCTTCCTGTGCCCGCGCCAATGATCTGATTGTTCGGATTGATGGCGCTGCCCGGCGGCGCGGATTGATAGTCACTGAAATCCTTGAACCGGAAGCCGTGCAATCTTCCCCCGCGCGCTTCAAAAAACGCGATCACCAGATGAATATCGCCAAGCGACCGCACGCCATAGCCGGCATTGTAACGCCGCCGTGAATCCGCCCAGGGGCTATTACGCTCCTCAAATCCGCTGGCCAGCGTCACTATTTCCGTGCGCCGTTCCGGCCCGCCGCTTGCGCCAAGGCTGATGCCGGTTGGAAATCGAATTTCATGAAATGCCACTGCCTGGCCTCCTGTTATAAATTGCGCGCGCCGCGTCCCGCCACGCGGGCAAGCATGGCCGCAATCTGCGCCTCTGACCGGCGTATCCCGTCTGCATCCGGCGTCGTCACATTGAAATTAATCGTAAGCGGGCGCGATCCGCCGCCATCCCCCGCGCGCACACCCAGCCTCCCGTCCGCCCCGCGCGTCAGCGGCATGACCGCCTCCGGCCCGGCTTCACCCATCAATCCGGTGGCCCCGCCCGCCAGCGGAAACAGGCTCGGCCCGCTCACCACCCCGCCGCGCGCCAGCGCAATCACGCGCCCCTCGGAAAATGCATTTCCATTGGCGTTGCGCATTGCATTGCCAAGCAGCCCCTTCAGGCCCTGTGTCAACGCCCCGCCAAAGGAATTTGCCGCCGAACGCAGCGTGCGCTGGCTTAATGACAGAATGACCGACTTAAAACTGTCGGACAGATCGCGTCCGCGCGTTGCCGCGCCCGAAAAGGCGCGCACCAATATGTCTCCGGCGTCGCGTCCGGCGCTGGCCAGGGCGCGCAGATCCTGATTATATTCGCGCGTGCGCAGCCGCAGCTCGCTCAATTTCTGCAATTGCTGATCCGTAGACGGAATTATTGCGCCCTCCGTTTGGCCGGTTTCATCGCTGATCGCCATTCTATATTCCTTGATCTGGAAACTGCGCGCATAGCGCATCAAATTCGCTGCGGTTTAACGCCTGCGGCATCGCTCCGCACCTCCCGCTGCCATAATATCCGTCCAGTGCCGCCTGTAATTCGCACGGGCTCATGCGCCAGAAATGATCCGGCGCCAGACGCAGCTGCCCGAAGGCCAGCCCCATCAGGCGCCGCCAGGGAAAGGGCTGTTCGCAGCCTCCTGCTTTTTGGGCCCCGGCCCATCCGCGTCAACCTCCACGCCAAAAGCCGCCTGCAATAAATTGATCACCAGCGTCAGATATCCGGGCACGCCGCCATCGGCCTGCATGCGGGCTACGGCCTCATCGCTGATATCGTTTCCCGCGCCGCGCAAACCCGCGCCAATGACATAAATCGCTTCGCGCGCCGTGATACGCCCGCTTTCGAAACGCTGCGCCAGGGCCAGAATATCCTCACCCTCCAGCTGCGCCTCCAGTTCCGCCAGCGCGCCAAGCGTCAGGCACAATGTATACGCCCTGCCGTCCAGTCTTGCCGTGATCTCACCGCGATGCCTGTTGGTCATGATCAGATCACCGTGAAACTGAGTATGCCGGCACTTTCCAGCGCCAGCGAATAGGTCACTTCGCCGTCATACTCACCGGAATATTCCAGCGCCGTAATCTGAAACGCACCCTGAATAATGCCGAAACTGGGTACAATCAGCTGCCAGTTGCGAATGCTGCCATTAAAGAAAATTCCACGCACGGTTTCATCCGCCGCATCATCGCGAAACACGCCTGTGCCGCTTAATGACGCGGATTTGACACCGCCGCCTTCCAGAATTTCGCGCCAGCCATTAACGCTGTCGGCATTGGTGATATCCACCGGACGCGCGTTCAGCGACAGGCTGCGATTGCGCAATCCCGCCACTGTCACAAATATTCCAGCGCCGGTACTGTCCGCTTTCAACAGCAGATCGCGTCCTTTTTGTGCGGCCATGCCCGCCTCCTTTGTTTTGGGTTGAAATCAAACCGGATGGGTGACGGCGCGGAACCGCACCAGCCCATGCCGCGATACGCCATCGGGATCGGGAAATTCATCGGCGAATACAAACCGCAGATCCACCAGATGATGCCCGCTCAGGCTAAGCGTCACGCCATTCAGCGCGCCTAGAACCGCCGCCATAATCTGTTTCATTTCCTTGCGCCCCTGATAACGCGACCAGATATGAATGCTCAGCGCATGGCTCTCGCCATTCAGATCGCCCGCGCCCCAGGCTGTTGCCGTGGTATCGCCAACCACCACATAGGGAAACGGCGCATTCTGCGGCACATGGTCATAGACCGTTTCGGCCAGAATTAAATCCAGGCGCGCAAAGATCGCCTGTTGCAGTTCCCATCCTGCCGCAGTCATGGCATACCTCTCATGTCAGAATTTTTGAAAGTGATCGAAGCGCTTACCCGGCCACACCCTCTTCGCAGCGGCACTCAAGCCAGGCGCCGCGTTCATTCACATTTATGACGCTGCGGATATTCAGCACGCGCGCCCCAAATAAAAACCGCTCCGCCGGGGTGACATCTGCGCGATGGCGCAGTTCAACCCGATATTCCTGTACAGGTTGCAGCCGCATGGCCTGAACATTCTCACCACCCTGAAGCGGTGTCACCTTTGCCCATAGCTGCGCGACATCGCTCCAGATCAGCGTGCTGCCCCCGCCAGTGTCCGCCACGTCACTGCGCCGTTGCAGGGTCACGCGCTGCCGCAAACCGCCAATCATCTCACAACCTCATAATTCTGTAGGGCGCCAGCAGGGCTTGCACCCCCATTGGCAATATTGGCGATGCCGGGCTGCTTTGCAGAACTTCCCGGTTTTCAAAATAATGCGCCATCAGCATCAGCACCGCCTGGCGCAGCGGTGCGGGCACATCGCCTGGCGCCGGGCCATAGCCGCAGGTGAAATCAATCTGTAATCCGCTGGCGGCGCGTTGCGGCGAAGGCGCGCTGGCGGCATTGCGCAATACCAGCCGGCCCGGCGCACTCGCGCTATCCACAAAATAATTGGCGGCTGGCCAGCTTAGCCCCTGATCGGCATCGTTAAACAGCGTCACCGCCGTTACCGAAATCAGCGGCGCCTTAGGCAGTTCGATATATCGCGCCTTGCCCGCTGAAATTGGGCCTGCACGCACCCCATCCCACCAGTCCTGTGACACAGCGCCGGGCCAGCCATCCAGCATCCAGCGCCAGCCCTGACTGATCAGGGACCGCCCGGTCCAGTTTTCCACCATATGCCTGGCGCTGCGCAAATGCCCGTGCAGCAGGGACAGCTCCTCATCGCTGCCGATGCGCGCATGCGCCAGCGCCTCTGCTTCGCTGACCGGTTCAACTCCCGGCGCGCTCAGCAAACTCAACCGTTCACGGATCATTATCTCTGCTCCACTCTGACGGTGATGGAACGCTCGTCGGTGCGCCCCTGCGATGTCGTGATGCGGTTTGTAAGCTGGTAAATCTGACCTGCCGTTCCGCCTGATACGGTAATGCTGGCTGTGCTGGCGGTATAACTGGCCGAACTTTGCGTCATATCGGCCGGAAAAATCGTCCAGATGCTGCTGCTCAGCGTTTCCCCGTTTTGCAGATAACCGCCGCCCCAATTGATGGTGTAATCCAGTATGGCGCCGGGATCCTTGACATAGACCTGCATATCCGCACTCCTTATGTTGGATCGGCGATTTCAAGATCAAACGCATTCACCGTCATGCTGTTTCCCGCTGTCACCGCCTGTGACGCGCTCAGGCTTGTCACCGCCAGCAGAACGCTCGCGGTATCATCCACCAGCGCCACATGATCGGCTGTGCCGGTGACATCCACCGTAATGCCGGTCTGCTGATTGACCGTCAGCTTGCGCCCGGACACATCGCCATTGACCGGGCCGGTAAAATTCGCCGATGTAATTGCGCGCTGCCCGCAGCGCTTGCCGCTGGGCGAATTGGTGTTGGCCTCGGCGTAACTTACGGGCGCGCCAATGCACACCACCAATTTATCCGCCGTTGTCTTGATATGATTCAGTGCCGCATCCAGCACAACGTCATCGACTGTCTTGGCCATTCTCTACTCCTTGATGATATTGCTTCTGTTGCCCGCGCCTATCGGGGCAATCCTTTGATTGCCGGTTATGCTGCCGGTGCGCGGCTGCGCGGCGATGGCGCCGGTTCTGAACCCAGGTGCATTTTGCGATTGTGACCCTGGCATTGCGGCGTCAAATGGAAATGCAAAATTCATTTCAAGCGGTGAAAACTGATGCGTCTGCACAAGCGCCGCGCCCTCAAGGCTTGCAGCCAGAAAAATCCGGGACGGGTTTAGCGCCGCAGACCCATTCAGGGCCGGGGTTTCAAAACCTGTGGCCAGCAGCGCATCCTGAACGTTCAGACTATGCGCCTGCAAAAGTACCGGCTGCGCCAGCGAAATGCCGTCCAGAACATCGCTTGGATTAAGCGTGACGTTCCCGCCGGCCGGCGTCCACACGCCGCGCCATTCCGCCCGCGGCCGGAACATACAGAACGGATCGCGCGCCAGCATCCGCATTTCCGCATCTGTCAGCGCCCGGTTCCATCCGGCGGTAAAAACTATTGTTGTCGCAGTATTGATTCTGTTCGCGGTTGATTCTGCGCGGCTGCCAAGGGCGAAACCGGATGTTGCATCCCAGATATCCTGGCCCACACCCGCACCGGTTGCCCTTCTTGCGCCATCTATCCAGACCTCCCGGGCAGTCCCCCGGCGGGCGGCGAACAAATGAAACTTTCCATCAATCGCGCCGGCTACCGCCAGCCCTGTCCCCGTAACCCAGAATTCGAAAGAACCCGAAGACGCAGCAGCGCCGCTGGCGTTGAAAAAAAAGTCGGTTCGCGGATTGCCTCCTGTTACAGCTTGCGCAACACCAATTGTCACTGCGGCTTCGGCTGGCGGGTTTGCCAATTGGACAAGTGTAAAATCGCCTGTCCCTGCGCCATCTGATGTTGTTATGGGCGCAAAATTATCCTGAAATAAAAGATTGGAAGCACCCGAAATACCAGCGCCCGCCCCGTATGGCGTGCCGCGCCATTGCAGGGTTGACCCCGCAACCAGATTTGCGCCAGCCAATGGCTGCGCATGCGGCCCCAGCAGCGCGCCTTTACCCGCGTCCGGCCATAATGGCGCGATGAAAGCCAGCCCATTCCAAAGTCTGCGCGCATTGGGCGCAATCAGCGCGGGCGAAACGTTCCAGCGTGGCGGTTTTTCTTGCATCTGATGTGCGGGCCTTTACCGGGGAACAGGGGACAGGCGCGGGACGCCTGTTTTAATAATACCGATCAGCTCACGGATGGTTTCTTGCCGCTCTTTGGTAAGCGCTTGTTTCAGTTCAGCCTGGATCTGCTGTCCGGAAAATGCGGTTGCGCCCTGCGCCTCATAACTGAATTCAAGCCCGCCCGGGGTCTTCCCGGAAAGCCTTACAGAATCATTCTCCTTGCCGCCGCACAATGCCGCTTCAACCTGTCCGCTATGCGCATCATAGGCCAGGGACGCCGCATTGGTCCCCGCGCAACCGGACACCGGGCCCGGATTGGCTGTGCCACAGGCCGCGCACACAAGACAAATCACGCAAAACAAATGCGATAAATTTAATCCTGAACTATTCATGCCAGTTCTCCTTTACGCGCCGGATCCGGCATCACGCATTCACCCCATCCAGCATATAGGCCCCGCCCATCGTGTAGGTGTTGGTGGCGCCGGTGCTCAATCCGCCAATGCGGAATTTGCGCACGCCAAGCACGGTGAAGGAGAAATATTCCGCATTGATGGTGGCGGGCCTGATCGTGAATTGCATGAATGGAAAAACATCCCAGACCTCACTGGCCGTATCCAGGGTCGTGTAAACTGACACCTGCAAACTGTCCGTCACCGCCGAGGCATGTTCATTATCCAGCTTTAATTGCACATGGCACAGCTCGCGCGGGTTAAGCGACACCGCCGCCAGATATTTCTCGGCCGTGTTGTTGATCAACGTCTGATCCGTAAAACTTTGTTTCGTTCCCCAGGCCATGCTGCTTCCTCACTTGGATATTCTCAAAAAAAAGGGCGGAATTTTCATTCCGCCCCCGGCAGTCATCTATAGAAACTGATTTTACGACACGCCGAATTTCAGCAGCTTGATCGCCTCGAAATTCTGCACGCCGCCGCCCACCCGCTTGGTGGTGTAAAACAGCACATAAGGTTTGGCCGTGTACGGATCACGCAGCACCCGGATGCCCAGCCTGTCCACGATCAGATAGCCGCGTTTGAAATCGCCAAACGCAATACTGAAACTATTGGCGGCAAGGCTTGGCATATCTTCTGATTCCGTTACCGGATAGCCCATCAGGGTTGAAGGCTGTCCCGCCACAACGGATGGCTGCCACAGATACATGCCGTTGGCATCCTTGAACTTGCGGATATCGGCCTGCACATTGCGGTTCAGCACCCAGTTGGCGTTCGACCGGTAGCCCTGTTTCAGCGTGTAGATCAGATTGACCAGCACATCGCTCGGATTGCTGGCGGCAAAGGCCCCCGCAACGCCCGTCGCCAGATAGCCGATATTGCCCCATGTCCAGGACGCATTCGCCACATTGGTGTAAGACAAAAACCCCTTGGGCTTGTTCACGCCATCGCCGCTGACAAAGGCCAGACTTTCCTGCTCGGCAAAAATGATCTGCACTTCATCCGCCAGCCAGGCTTCGGTATCCACCGCCGTGTCATCCAGAATGGTCTGCGTTGCTGACGGCATCGCATAAATTTCCATTGCCGGAAAACTCAGCTCCACCAGCGTAGGCGTGGTGGTTTGCGGCCGTGCCGCGGTTTCCCCCACCCAGCCGGTGCTGGCGCTTGTTGTGGCAAACGGCTTTTTATACACATTGCCGCTGATCTTCTGCACTGTGGCAATGGAACGGATGGGTGACGCCACCGACAGCAGCCGGTCAATCTGACGTTCGGTTTCCGGGGTCACCAGAAATCCGCCATCCGCGCTTACGCCCGCCGACAGCGCCTTGCCTTCCAGCGCCAGCAGTCCCGCCTCATCGCCCCGGCGCATATAACGCTCAAAGCTGGCCTTATGCTCCCGGTCATACGCGCCGCGCGGCGCGCCATCCGCCGCAAAATCCGGCCGTGCACTGGCCAGCAGCATTTCATCCATGCGCCGCTTATGCTCATCCAGCTCGCGGCTCAGCCGCTCACCCTGTTCGCGGGTCAGCACATCTTCGCCCAGCCTGGTTTTGATCTCGGCGATGCTCTGGTCATTATTGCTCTTGAACGCCTCAAAGGTGCGTTTGAATTGGCCGAACTCGGCCTTCACTTCCCGTGTAACAGCGATTTCATCTGTGTTCTGGTTCATGTCTTTCCTCACTTGTCCCCTGCAGCCTTGCTTGCCAGGCCGAAGCCTTCTGGCGAAGGATGGGCATAAGGGAATGGTTGCATTTTAAGGGTTGCCTGCCTTATGGCATGGGCAAGGTCTCGTAACTCCTGATCGGCGTCCCGCCGATCCCGGCTTGATTGAAAACCATGCGCGGCAATGCGCTTGGCCTCGCTCCGGCTGTAGCCTCCTGCCTCCCGCAGGAAATTTTCAAAATCACGCATGGTGAATATATTTTTCACGCCGGCTACACGCGCTGCGTCATTCATTGGAAATGTCACCACGGAAATTTCCCATAAATCAATTTCCAGCAGTGTGCGGATGCCGGTGCTTTCATCCGTCCGCGCGCGCACGGTTTGAAAACCAATGGACAGCCCGTCAATGGCGCCCGCGCGCAACAGCGACAGCACCTCCCGCCCGCGCGCCACATCCCCCAGAATGCGCCCGCGCACCAGCAGCCCGCGCGCATCTTCCACAATTTTCTCCCACACCCCGATCGGCTCATTGGGATCATGCTGCCACAGCATGCGCACCTGATCCGCCGCCCGCAGCGCCAGCGAGTTTTTAAATGCCCCCGGCGCAACAGTGTCGCCCCCGGTATCGGCGTTACCAAACACGCTGGCATAGCCCTCGATCACCCCATCCTCGCCAACAGCGCGCATATCCGCCTGGGCCAGTTTGATTTCCAATTGATCTGCGTGCATGTTTTCTCCAGCCATAAAAAAAAGCGCCCCGAAAGGCGCACCATAAATTCTCTTCTCCCTCCCCCTCTGCGGGGCAGGGCCGGGGCGGGGGGTCCACCTCAATCAAATTACATCTCACAAACCCAGCACCGCCTTGGCTATCACGCCGCGCTGAATCTCATTAGTCCCGCCATACAAAGACGCGGCCCGCCCGAACAGATAGCCGCACGCCGCATCCCCGAACTGCGCGCCATAATAACCCGCCGCCTCCAGCGCCAGCTCCTGCAAGCCCTGCTGCACTTCGCTGCCATATATTTTCAGCATTGACGTTTCCGCGCCCGCTGGACGCCCCGCCTCCAGATCGCTCAACCCTCGCAGTTCGGTAAATTCAAGCCCCTTCAGCTTGATCGCAATCCCGGTCAGTTTGCGCTGGAACGCCGCATCCTCGATCAGCGCCCCGCCGCCCGCAACCGGTATGGACACCAGCGCGCGCAACCGTTGCAACGCCAGCCGCGACGCCGTCACGCCCGCAATTGCCGTACGTTCATGCAGCAGCAGAAATTTGGCATAGGTCCAGCCCATGCCTTCTTCGCCAATAAGGTTTTCCGCCGGCACCCGCACATCGGTATAGAATGTCTCGTTCAGATGATGCGCGCCATCTATTGAAATTACCGGCCGCACTTCTATGCCCGGCGTCTTCAGATCCATCAGCAGAAACGAAATCCCCTCCTGCGGCTTCGTGCCGCCGCCTGTGCGCACCAGGCAAAAAATCCAGTCCGACATATGCGCAAAACTGGTCCAGGCCTTTTGCCCATTGACGATATAAAAGCCGCCATCGCGCACCGCAGACATTTTGACTGCCGCCAGGTCCGATCCCGCCCCCGGCTCGGAATAGCCCTGGCACCACCACACATCGCCCGACACTATTCCCGGCAGATGCCGCTGCCTTTGCGCCTCGGACCCGAAAGTGTAAATCACCGGCCCCACCATGGATGTCCCATAAGGCAGCGCGCGCGGCGCACCGGCAATATGCATTTCCTCATCAAAAATGAATTTCTGTGCCGCGCTCCACCCGGCGCCGCCATATTCCACCGGCCAGCCCGGCGCGCCCCAGCCTTGCTCAAACAGCACCCGCTGCCAGTATTTTATATGCGCCTTGTTGGAAGTAAACACAGCCCCGCTATGCTCCACCATTTCCGCTGGCAGCTTGCGCTTGATAAACGCACGCACCTCCGCGCGAAACGCCGCCGCTTCGGGTGATATGGACAGATGCATTGAAGACCCCCGGTTTCACAGTGCGATTTTGCAACAAATTATCACGCCCCGCCCCCTGACGCATGCCCTTAATCCCCTCCATCCGCTCAAGCCTGGCCTCGATGCGGGCCAGCGCTTCCAGAATATGGCGCAGTTTTTCTTCCTGGCGCGCCAGACGCTCCGCCATATCGCTCTGCGCGGCCGCAACGCTTTCCAGCCGCGTCACCCGCTCGCTCATGCCACCGGCCCAGATCAGCGCGGTGCCGATCTGCACGCCCAATATCAGAAACAGCATCACCGGCACGCGGCGGTCAATGCCCCAGCCGTTCTTTCCCATGCTCTCGATCGTGCTCATGTCACACCTGTATGTTTATGATTTGTTCCCAAAATTGGAAAGCCGGTCCCCATCCGCCAGCGGCGCATAACCGGCCGCTGCGCGCTTTTCATTGAGCGTTAGAAAATCCGCCTGCCGCACCCGTTCCCACAGGCTGTCGCGGTCCGCCGCCAGCGCCTCCACCTGATCGGCGTCATACCAAAGCCGCAGCCCCGTCCCGAAACGCGGCCCCAGCCACTGGTTCAGTGCCGCACAGGCTTTTCCCACTAACGGCAGAACCGTCTGCCGGTGAAACGCCAGATTGGCTTCGCGGTAATTGGCATAGGTATTATCCCCCTGAATGCCCAGCAGCATCGGCGGCACGCCAAACGCCAGCGCAATTTCACGCGCCGCCACATGTTTTGACTGAATGAAATCCATGTCTTTTGGATTGAACGACATTTCCTTCCAGTCCAGCCCGCCTTCCAGCAGCAAAGGCCGCCCCGCATTTGAGGCGCCCTGATAATTATCCGACAATTCCTGTTTCAGGCGCGCCACCTGATCCTGGCTCAAATTTGGGCTTCCATCCGTACCCTGATAAATCAGCGCGCCCGATGGCCGCGCCCCGTTATCCAGCAGCGCCTTGTTCCACCCGGCGGCCGCATTATGCAGATCAATGCCAAGCGCTGCCGCTTCAATGGGCGAAAATCCATAATGGTCATTACTGGGATGAAACAGCTTCATGTGCAAAATAGGCGCGCGCCCGCGCATGGCGTCCATTTCAAAACGCACCGATTTGCCGCCCGCTGAATATTCATACGCCGCCGGCCATCCCCGCGCGCCTGGAACCAGTTTCATCCGGTCCGGGCGCAGCGCATATAATTCACGCGGCGCGCCGCGCACTTCCACCGCTTCAAGATAGGCATTGCCCGAAATCTGCAAAAATCCGAACCAGGCTTCTTTCAGCTCCACCCCGCTTTGGAGCGGGTTGGGCCGCGCCAGCAAATCCAGCAGCGGATGGGTGTCCAGTTCCTGCTCCCGCCTTCCTGCGCCTTGATACAATATCCACGGCACGGCAGCCGCCGTTTCGCTGATCATCCGTACACAGCGATAGGCAATGGCGTTGCGGGCAAATCCTTCCTGCGCCAGATCGCCATATTGGCGCGGCGTCCACACGGGCGCGCCCTGCCCATGCAACGCAATAAGCGCGCCCGCCGCACTTTGCTTTTCACCAAGCTGCGGACGCAGGCCAAGCCTGCGTAATATGCTGAATGGATCCCTCACGCTCGCTCCTTTCAAATTCACTATAATCGCTGCACGCGCGGCTCGCCCGCTTCTCCGGTAAGCATCAGTTCAGTTAACGCCCACACCAGCGCATCCGCCCGGTCCGGGCTCCATCCGGTTGCAGCCCGGTTGAAACTCCGGGTGAATTCCGCCATCTCATCTTCCAGCAGCGGCAATGCCCCGACATGATGCACCCGGCCCTGTTCATACAGCGCAGATACCGGTTCCGCGCGCGCCGCCTTGCCCCGGCTGGCGCGCACAGACCGCACCGGCGCATTGGCGTCCACCTGCCGGATCACCGCTTCCACCATATCGCCGCCCTGATTGACCTCCGCCACGATCCGGTCCGCTGCAAAATCCCGGAACGCCGCAACGGCACGGCTGGCCCAGATATGCGGTGAAACTCCCTGTACGGAATAATCGGCCAGCACATAGCCATGCCCATTCCCGCCCAGTCCCGCAACAAGTATCCCGCAAGTGTCGCTATTGGCGGTGCTGGTTGCAGGCGGATCAACCGCCACCACAATGCGGATCAAATCCGCTGCCGCCGCCACCCGGCAGGCCTCGATCTGTCCCCGGCTCCACAGCGCGTCAGGATTATCTTCCAGCAGTTCCGCCAGCAATTCCTGGCGGCCCAGCCGCGTGCCTTCATACTGCGCCGTGATGCGTTCAAAAAATTGCGGCGCCAGATTGGCCGCATTGTCATAACTTGTTGCGCGCGACACCCGTATATTGGGATCGGCCAGCAGATCGCGCAGCAGGCGCACCGGACGCGGCGTTGTTGTAATCACCTGCCTGGGATCGGTGCCCAGCCGCAATCCGAATTGCAGCATGTCCCAGGTTTCGCGGCCATGCCGCCATTTGGTTAATTCATCCGCCCACGCCCCGTCAAATTGCGGGCCGCGCAACCCGTCCGGATCTTCGGCGGAAAATAATTGCGCCTGTGCGCCATTGGGCCAGATCACCCGGCGCTTTGATGCTTCATATTTTGGCCGCGCCCAGGGCGGCGAAATGGCCAGAATGCCGCTTTCGCCTTCCACCATGACATCACGCGCGGCGCTGATGGTTTCCCCAATCAGCGCCAGGCGCGCCCGCTGCCCGCGCGCCAGCGGCGTCCGGCCCATAACCGAGCTGCGCACCCATTCCGCACCTGCGCGCGTTTTGCCCGCACCGCGCCCCCCCAGTAAAAGCCAGCCTACCCATTTACCTTCCGGGGCCAGTTGATCCTCACGCGCCCAGAATGGCCACAGCCAGTTAATCTGCCTGCGGATGCTTGCCGGCAGCGCGTCAAGAATCTCATCCCTCTGCTTTTGCGGCAGCGAGGCGAGCCAGGCGGCGTTGTACTTCGTCCCAGCCATCTTCCGCCTCCGCTATCATTTCTGGCGCGCCTTGATCCTGTGCGGGCTTCGCGCCCTGCGTGGCGTCACGCTCCAGCACCGTCAGTTTCTCCAGCGCCCGCGCCAGCGATGTCAGAATATCCGCAGCGCCTTTTTTCTCTGTCGCGCTCATGCCAGGCTTTTCCGGATGATCCAGATGCTGCTCCAGCTCATCCGCCAGGCGGTTGACAATCCCCATCATCCGCCCCAGCGCGCGGCTGGCATTGATATTTTCCTGCGGTTTGGCGCGGCCTTTGCGTGACACGCTGACACTTGCGGGACGCGCTGGCGCCTTGGCGGCCTGTGCCGTAATCAGGGGTGATGGCCGCGCCCACCCGTCGCGTTTGGCCTTTGCATGAATCGTGATTGCCGCCAGCCCATGTTTGCGTGCAATCTCGGCCACCGGCACATCGCGCGTATGATAGTCCCGCGCGACAGAATCCCAGTCGATACTCCGCTGTGTCAT